TTGCGCTGCAGGTCAGCGCTGTTCTTCGGAGCCGATGGCTCGTTGTTGGGGTTGTCGTCGTACATGCGATTTTCGTCCCTGGTTGCCAAGAACCCGGATTTTTCGGATTGGGTTGCCGGGAATTATATCCTGGTCGGCTCTCGAGAAGTTGAATTATATCCTGCCCGGCCGCTCGGGCTCGCGGAGCTTCCACGCCTCATCGAGCGTCATTTCGTGAATCGTCCGGCCCCTGGGCTTCGGCGGCGGATCGGCTTTGATCCGGCGCCAGGACATCGCCAGATACCTGAACGCATCGGCATAGTGGCTGGAGAAATCATGCTCAGGGATGTTGCGGAACACCCGCTTGTCCGGGTCCCAGGCGGCCCGGTACTGGCGCAAGGCCTCCAGGCCTTCGCGGCACCCTTCCTCATCGAACCAGCACACCGGCAGCGCCTGCCTTGCGGCATGGATTCCGTCCTCGACCCGGTGCTCCGGCACCAGCTGCGGCTTGCGGCCCAGGTCACCGAATGCCTCGACCCTGGTCTTGCGGGTGCCAAGCTCCAGCACCTTGGCGTCATGGGGCACGTAGTCATAGCCCCAGGTCGTGACCGGCAGGCGGTTGAGCTTGGCGACGCAGTCGGGGATCACCTCATCATGAGCGCCGTTGATCGACCACAGCACCCGTATCTCATTGCCGGTGATCTGCCAGCACCAGATTGCCATATTTGCGCCCTTACCGAGATCCCAGGCGGTATGGACAGGTAGGGCTGGGTCGTACGCCACTCGGGTGATGCGGCCCTGGCGTTCGGCCTGGACGATGAGCTTGCCATAATACGAACCCAATATGGCCGCTTCGAACGAGCACCAGAACTCTTGTTGTATAAGTGCGTCACCGGCATCCTCGCCATAGATATGGTGATATTCCCGACGTTGCTCTTCTACAACCTCGAGAGGTATCGCTCCGGAATCCTCGACCGTCGAGACCTCCGCGAACCAGTCGGGCGTCGCGCGCCCCAGGTTCAGCGTGTGCAGGGCGTGGTTGCGGCCGAGCGGTGTGGTGATAAAGACCGCCCAGCCGCCATTCTCCACCAAGATTGGTGCCAGATAAGCCCAGGCGGAAGGGTTCGCCCTGGCCCACTCGCTGAACACGATTCCCGCTGGCGGGGTTCCCACCAGGGTCTCGTAATTATCTGAGCCGATGACCTGAAAGGTGCTGCCGTTCAGCAGCCGCAGAAACATCTCATGATCATTGGTATTGGCCCGCAATTCGAGCGGGAAAGCCTCGTCAATGCGGCGCCGCCCGGTGTGCGGATTGATCGCCGTCCAGATCGCCTTCCTGGCCTGGGCGAACTCGGGCAGGCAATGCCAGTAGTTGCCGACCCGGCGATGCGCCGCCATGGCCGCCCAGTGCAGAGCGATCTCATCCTTGCCCCAGCGCCGATGGGCGACCTCAATCGCCCTCTTGCCGCCCGTCTCCAGGTACTCCCAGAGGGGCGCCTGATACGGTCTCGGCGTCCACCCCATTGCGGGTAGGGTGATCCGCTTCCGGCCGCTGGTGCTCAATTGCGGGGCGTCTAAGGGCATCTGCAAAAGTGATTAGCTCCACGATGACGCCCGCGCCATTGGTGCCGTTGGTGAGGGGCTGGATGGACTTGCCGTGCGCCCGGTCGAGGATCTCGCGAATAGCCAGGATCTTGGCCACGGCCGGTGTCTTGGGCTTGTTGGCGATGCTCCAGAGGAGCTTGACCGCGTCCGGGGTGTACTCCTGGGCGATCATGCGCACGTCATAGGTGACCTTGCTGACTGCCCCCTTGGGGCGGCCGGGCCGTTTGTGCGCGAAGGGTTTGCCGCGCGGCATTGATAAGTTTACCTCAAGTAAAATCCCTGGGAGCGGCTGAACCTGAGACGGTCCAATGCACGCGGGGGATTTGGCCGCCCCCAGGGCTCGAGCCCTACCTGCTGGCGTTGCGCTCCAGGGTAGCGGATCGAAGGGTTAGGCCGGAACCGGGGCATGTGCGGCTTACCCAAGTGAGGGGCACTTACTGGGGTTTTAGCGATCCCGGCTCCGGCCGTTTCACCAGTTCTGGGCTGGTGATGAAATTGCACCCGGCGAGGATGCCCATCCGGGCCTCTCGGTCCCCGGAACACCTCTCTCGCACCGCGAAGAGCGAGGGTCGGTGAGGAAAAGGGCCTCACTCGCCGGGCTTTCCGCACTGGGGAGGTGAATCTCCGGTGCGAAAGGTAGTCCCTGATGAGGCTAGCATTGATCCACTATTGTGGACCGATGTCCGGCGGGACGGCGAAATCCGCCTCACCAGGGGTCTCGGGATTCCAAGTGCTCTCCCAAGGCAGCTGCTCTGGAAGAGCGGCAGGCAAAGGCTGAACCACCGGGTCGTAAGCGGGCACCAGATTGTCCGGTGTCCCTTCCACCATGGTGCGGGTGGCATCCGCAAAAAACAGAACCGTGCCTCGCGGTGTCGGCCGCATCCGCACTATGTAATACATGTTGACCCATTGGCTACCGCCGGGCTCATCGAGCACATTGACCAGCTTCCAGGTGGGCGAGGTCTGCGCCATCAGGACACAAGGCCCATCATCTGACCCATGCCGAACACCTTTTCGTGCTTACGGGCATCGTAAGGCGGCACCATGGCCCAGCCGGTGCATTCCGGCAGTCCGCAGTTGCACGGCAGCGCGATACGCTCGAATTCACGGGTCTTGAATCCAGTGACCGTCCGACAACTGTCAGGCAGGCCTTCACGTTGCAGATAGAGGGTGATGAACTCGGATCGATCCATGTCTCAAGCCTTTCCTGCTCAAGCTTCGCACAGCGCGGTGCACTTTCAGGGTGCAGCACAAGTCTGGAAGGTAACGTCCAGGTTGCCGATTGATGCGCTGATCCGGCCCCGCTTGTCAATCGCCTTGACCTCGACCGGCACGCCCTTGAAAGGTCCACTCGGAATCGTGGTCCAGTCTCCCGGCTTCACCGTGGTCTGTTTGTTCAGCTTCGGGAAGCTGTCCTTGAAGCGCTCGTCACACACTGTTCGACACCTTTCCAACTGAGCCGGGGGCATCACCACCATGGAGCCTGCGGTCCGCAGGAAGTCACGCACCCCGGTCAGCCGCCTTACCCGGTCAACCGTCTCGCCTTCGCCCAGGCCGAGGAACAAGTAACCTGGGAATTGTGGGCGAACGACGCCCTGAGACCACCGGCCCCGGCGCCCTGTTGCCACGGTCATCGGGTAGAAGCATTGCAGGCCGGTAGTGAGAATCTCGCGATGGGTCTGCCATTCTGCCGATGCCCTGGTCATCACCACATACCAGCGCTCTCTGCCCATAAGCCCTTAATAATCTCAAGGGGCATACGGATCAACTGTCGTGGTCGGATTCCGGCTCCTCCACGAGCTTGTGGAGTTCCTGCAGCCGCGCTAGCTCCTCGATCAGCGGTACATGCGCCTTAATCTGGGTCTCAAAGGACGCCCAATGTAGGGCCTCCTTGATATCACCCTCATCGAGGCAAAGGTCGATAAACTCATCAAGTTGCCCCATCAGCTGTTTTGTCAGTTTCAGGATCTCCGACCACTCGGCGCGCTCGATGTCTATTCTCGACATGGGTTTTCCTCCACTGCAGATAATCGACAAGTGCCCCTGGTGACAAACGTCCCATAGCCTCAATCAGATGATCGAGCAATAGCGAAACCTCATCGGGCGGCGGCGGGGCGGGCTTGGCCTTGCGCTTGTGGGCAAGATGACGGGCGCGTGAACGCTGCGCCGTCACCGGCTTGGGATTGCGAATGAATTTCATCGACAGATAAACCTCGCAATGGTTGCCCAATAGCTGAAACGCTTGCGCAAGATTGGCGCGCACGCGGTCAGCTTGCCGTTCTCGATGACATACCCGGCGCATAGATAGCTGGTGGTCACTTGGTATAAACCGTCAGCCATGTTCATCGGCCTGGATCCAGTATGGTGCGCGCCGCATCCTTGCCGCGTGTCGCCAGGGCGCGCGAGGCATCGAATAATTGGGCGAAGGTGAGGAGATTCTTCTGGGGGTCCAGGAGGTCAGGCTCGTCCACGAAGGCCTCCCAGAGCTTCGGGAAGGGCCGGAAGGGCGGTCGGGGCGCGGATTCCCGCTTATTCTCCTGATCCCATTGAACAGCAATGTCGATGGCTGACGGCTCGAAATAAAAGTACCCATGCGGATAATTCGGTGGCTCGTGCCCAGCCTTGGCGCGGTAGTAATTTCGCAATGCCATGCCTTCTGTTGATTTGTACTCCACCTTGATGCGGTGAGCATATTTGCGCTGCAGATAGGCATAGCGCGGCTCGCCCCGCTTTTGCGGAGCCCATGGCGCATCAGGATCACCCGTGTAGGGTCTATTGTGGTAATCCTTAAGCGCCCTTTCTGTCGCGATATCGATCTCGGCCTGGAAGTGATCAATCAGCGCCACCACTTCACCGATTGACGGGATGTAGTGCGGATGCTTGGCGGTGACCCCCATGTAGCGGTCTTGGATCATATCGACCATGATCGGCGTCTGCTCCTGAAGGATTCCGACTAGCTCCAGGAAAAAATCATTCGATGCGTTCTCGCCAGCTGTATAGCGGGCCAATATAGCCCTCGCCGCTGCACTCGCCATCTTCCTCCCGGCCGATGGCTTCCCTGAATTCTCGTTTCGTCTGCCTACGCTCATAGGTTTCCTCCCATGCATGATCTTTGAGCCAATTCCCGGCCTGCTGCACAAACGGCGTGCCGGTCTTTTCTTCCCCATCGCAATACGCCGCATAACGGGCAGCCCCGGCAACGATCTCTTGAGCGGAAGTATGCTTGAGCGCTGCCTTGAAGGCGGCAAAGGCGGCTTTGCGGCGGCTGTTCCCGGCCCGTTTGGGATAGGTTTGCCAGAAGGCCTTGAAATCTGACGTCAGACTGACGTCAGGGTCGCCGCCCACTATAGGGAGGTTCTTCCCTTCCTTTTCTTCTTTCCCTCTATTGAGGGGTATAACATTGGAGGGAATCTCTATTGCGACTGACGTCAGTGACGTCAGATGACGTTGCTTCCCCTTCCAGTATCGAGCTTGCCGGGCCGCTCCCTTCGCCAGCCGCTCGGCCTTCCAGGATTCCGCCTCTGCTACAACCTCCATCACCACCTGGAACTGCTCAGCCGTCAGCCCCAGGCTCTTTAGCCTTTCGATTTTTGACATTGTCGGACCCTTCACCCAGCGCCCGGAAATCGCGCGCGTCAGGTCCACACAGTGTCACATCGGCGCGGGCGAAGGGAGTGGACATCCCATGCAATCCACAGATTTTTCTGCCGCGATAATGGTAGGAGGACTGACATAACCCACAGTCAACGCTTGTCGCCATGTAAGCTCCATGATTGCGGTAAGTCATTACCTGAGAAGTCGAGAAAATCGCCATTCGGCTGCAGCTTGTGGCGCTGTTTCAGAATTGCAATCTGACGCTTCGTGAGCAGCCTTCCGTCGATGCTGTAGCGGCCATGACCGGATTCCTGGCTGTGCTCATACATGATGATGGCGCCGCCTTTCAGCCGCGCCATGATCATCTTCATCTTCATGAGTCCTCACCACACTGAAAGGGGCGCTGCCGGTGAGGGAGAGGGTAGTGAGTAGGGGTGATAGCCTACTGGGTGACGCCCTCACCGGCAGCTGCAGACGACTGTGACGCATTACTGGTGCTGTCGCCGTCTGGTCTCTTTGGCTTCTTCTTGTAGCCGCCATACAGATCCGGCCGTAGCTGAGACCGGGTAACCTTGCCCTTCGTGACCTTCTCAATCCGCAGTGACATTTCGGCGGTCGGCTTGCTGGTATGCCGCAGCAGATAAGAGATACCCTGCTGCGAGATTCCGAGGGCCTTGGCCAGGGCGGTCTGACTGCCCAGGATGTCGATGGCCTTCTGGACGAAATGTTGATGCTTACTGCTCAATTCTGCCTCCTATACGCAAAATAACCTGTCGTCAATCCACCATGTAAGCTTGTACACGGAAAAGGACAAATAAATTATTGCACAACCCTCTTGCAAATACAAGCGCGGCTTGTTAGATGGGGATGGTCACCCCGCCACTCGAAAGGAAAAACCGATGGCCCGTCTTTACAAGTTTGATGTCCGCACCGCTCCCGGCGCCCCGCTGTTCCATGGCCAGTATTCCCATGTCGCGTCGGTCAAGGCGGTCAGCGAGGAAGCCGCCGTCCTGGCCGCCGTCCAGCGCTATCCTGAACTCGCGGGCGAGGCCCTTGTCGCCACCCGCCGGGCGCCGCCGCTCAAGTATGAGGCACGCTGGTCTGACGGCACCGTCAGTAAGCGTAGCTCGGCCAGTCACCGCGACTACACCCATGCATGGCGCCTTGGTCGCATCATCGGATTCTCGGGCAGCTTGCAGCTGGCCCAGGCTGAATTGAGCAAGCGTATCGGCTGGGCGAATGCCGCCGGTCTCGGCGTCCACCACGAGATCGTCCCGGCCGTCCTGGTCGTGCGCGTCCCCAAGAAGGAGGGCTGAGCGATGGGAAGCCGGATCATCTTCGAATGGGACATCGAGACTGTCGATCCCGAGACTGGCGACATCCTCGACCACGACCACGACGAGCGATTGGCGCCGCTCCTGGAACGCCACGCGGGCGAGACCAACATCCGGCTCGTCCTGGTGCGGGATCGCGGCAACGACGTGGACGGCCTTCTCTGCCGCTCCTGGGCCTATGTGGTCGACAATGCCTTGCCTGCGTTTTTCACCGATGCCGGTGATTCCGATGTCGCCCAGGTGCCCGCGCGCTTCCACACCGAATTGAACGCCTGGAGAACCAAGCCATGACCACCTACCGCATGAAGTATCGCCCGGCGAGCAGCTTTACGCTGCCGCGCGGCCTGGGCTGGGAGCTTGTGAAGGCGCCGACCTATCTGAGGGTGGTGCGTTACGACCTTCCCTACGATCCGGCCTTGCCGTTTGGCGAGTTCAAGACGGATCGCCCGCTCACCGCCGACGAGATGCGCGACTATGAGATCGAGGTCATGCCGTGAAAAAGATGATCATCGAATGCGCCTTCTGCGACCACCAGCACGAACTGCTGGAGGTCCAGAAGCACCACATCCTGTGCGGCTGTGGCGCCATCATCGTCGCCAATCCGGTCGCGGAATCCGAAAAACGGGTGCTGTGGGTGATCGATGCCTACAGGCAGGGCAATGACACCTACTTCGGCCCTGCCGGTCACGCTTAACCAGAAGGAGAACGTGCATGAAACTTGAACGACTGATTGCCGATATCGAGGAGGCCGAGGATTGGGAAATGCCTCAGATCGCGGCCGAGGCCATCGCGCAGCTGCATGAGCGGCTGAAGAGCGGCAAGGCTGACTTCGCCGCCCTGGGCAAGGCCCTGCAGCTGCGGATAAACGCCGACCAGCTGGAGGATCTTGCCGCCCAGCTGGGCGAGATTGCCGACCAGCTGGAGGCCGACGCCCCGCAAGAATAATTTACGGGGGGGGCTTGACCCACAAGTCCCCCTTGTATATATGTTGGTCATTGGCAAGGAGAAACCCAATGTCTGCATCCCCCCTCTACACCTTCCTCGTCGGCGCCTCTTCCTGGTCGAGCTTCGCCAATTCCTTGGTCGCGGCCTGGGAGAACTACGGTTCGCTGACCCCGCGCCAGGAGGCTGCTGCCCGCTCCATGATGGAAAAGTGCGCCGCCCGCAAGGCGCATGCCGATGTCGTCGGCGCCGCGCCCCTCGACATGGCCCCCATCCACAAGATGTTCGAAGCCGCGATAGCGGCAGGCCTGAACAAGATGGCTTACCGGGCTGAGGGCGTGATCATCACCCCGGCCAAGGCGAGCGGCAAGAATCCGGGCGCCCTATACGTCAAGACCGCCTCGCGCAAGGAGTACCAGGGCAAGCTCCTCAGCGGCGTCTGGCACCCGGTCAGCACCGTCCAGGACGGCATTCTCGACGCCCTGAAGGTCATCGCCGCCAATCCGTCGAAGGCCGCCCAGGACTACGGCAAGCGCACCGGACAGTGCTCGTGCTGCGGCCGGGAGTTGACCGACCCGGTCAGCATCGCGAACGGCATCGGCCCCATATGCGCTCAAAACTGGGGCTTGTAAGGTAACCGGGGGGCTTCGGCCCCCCATCACAATAAGGGAGAGCTATCGTGCATGGCATGTTTCAGGTTCTGCTGGTCTGGGCTTTTACCACCCTCGTCATCGTCAGCGCCACCATCGCCGGGATGCAGGTGATCGCGACATGGTGAAGCGAAAACCCCCGGATGGCCCTGACCTGTTTGGCTACACCAGTGCGCGCGCCGAACGCGACCGGGGAATGGCGCGGGTCGGGGCCAACAATGTGGAATGGATGATCCAGGGACTGCGGCTGATGCCCCGGCTGAAAGACCGCTTTCACAATGGCGCGACCGGCGAGGAGATCCGCCTCGCTTTGACTCCGGTCATCGGCCTGCCCACGCATCACAATGCCTGGGGCCGACTGATCAGATTGGCCATTGAGCAGAATATCCTGGTCATGACGGGGGCAATGGATCAGATGCGGACCCCAAAATCGCACGCCAGAAGCACGCCGGTCTATGTGTTTCGTTGACTTTGCCAAGCCTAGCCTACAAAGATGTCTTGTAACGGAAAGGAGAAACCGATGCCCTACGACCAGAGTTCCGACACCCATGTCACGCCGCGCAACAAGGAGGACTTGCACGCCCTGGCCGACCGTCTCGAAAACCTCGAAGAGCGCGACCGCGAATACCGCCTGTTTAACGACAGCTTCAACATGATGCATTGGGACACCTGCATCGCCGGGCATGCTTGCCGCATGATGGGAGTACGCCCCCGTCACAGCAGCAATTACGCCACGACGGCAAGCAAATGGCTGGGCCTTGACTGGAACGACAGTCAGCGATTGTTCACGCCAGTCTCTGAACGGGCTAAGCACGCGAGCGCGAAGCAGGCCGCCAGTGTAGTGCGCCATTTCGCTGAGACCGGCGAGATCGACTGGGGGCGCGCCGTTGGGCAAACGCAGTAACTTCGAACGCATCGCAGCCGACTTCTATGTCACGCAATGGGATGCAGTGGTTCCGCTGATTCCGCATCTGAACGGCATCAACGCCTTTGCTGAACCTTGCTGTGGCGACGGTGCCCTGGTCCGGCACCTGGAGGCGGTCGGCCTGCGATGCGTTTACTTTGGCGATATCCGCTTCGGCAAGGACGCTCTTGCGTTCGACAGCTATGGCGAGGTCGACGCCATCATCACCAATCCGCCCTACACTCGCGAATTGATGCACCGGCTCATCGATCACTTCCAGAAGATCGCGCCGACATGGCTGCTGCTCGAATTCGACTGGATCGCGACACAACAGGCAAAGCCCTTCATGCGGACCTGCAGCGATGTTGTCGTCATCGGCCGCCTACGATGGTTCCCAGAGACGAAGAACAAGGGGAAGGAGAGCTATGCATGGTGCCGTTTCGATGGAATTGAGAGGAGCGGCACCCTGCTTCATCACTGCAACAATGGAGGAAAACCATGACCATCGCACAATGCTTAGCAACGCCGGATGCCTTCGGCAGCTGTTTTACCTTCGCTGACTGGACTAACGCATCCTGGGGTAATACCGCAATCGCTTTCGGCATCCTCTATCTGGTAATCGCCACTTTCAGTGGCCGCTAATCGGAAAGGAAAATTCCATGACCAAGAAACAATCCAAGTTCCGCGTTATCAAGGTTGTCGCCTATACGATCTGGCACACAGATGATGAAGACGACTATGCTGGTCCTTACGACTATTTCAGCACTCGCGGAGAGGCGGAGGAAGCTGCTCGTCAACTTAACATGGAGGAAAAACCATGACTGACATACCTGCATCCGCCACTATGGGCGTGCCCCTGTGGAACCAGCCGCCGATGTCTGAGCTTCGCCCCGCCGGGCCGCTTGCCGCCATCACCCAGGCCCTGCGCGATGGCGCCACCCCTGAGATCCTGAAGGACATGATGGACCTGCAGGAGCGCTATGAGGCGAACGAGGCCCGCAAGGCCTTCATTGCCGCCTTCGGCGCCGCCAGGGCCGAGATCAAGCCCATCCGGAAAACCGAGACGGCCGGGTTTGATTCCAGGCGTACCGGCGAGCGCACCGAATATGCTTTCGAGGATCTGGCCAAGATTGCCGAATATGTCGATCCCATCCTGGCCCGGCATGGCCTGAGCTATTCATTCGAGCCCAAGGTCGATGGCATGATGCTCACCATCACCTGTGTGCTGGAGCATGTCCAAGGCGGCTCGCGCCGCGCCACCCTCACCGCCGGGCACGACAGCAGCGGCTCCAAGAACCCCGTACAGGCCCTTGGTTCGACCGCCACCTATCTGGAGCGCTACACGCTGAAAGCCGTCCTGGGGCTGGCGGCGGCCAAGGATGACGATGCCCAGCTAGTCGGCAAGCCGCCCAAGCCCGGCGAGGTGCTGATCAACGAAGCCGAATATGACGAGCTTCGCAAGCTGATCACGCAAGGCAATGCCGTCGAGGAACTTGTTTGTAAGTCCTACAACCGGACCAATCTTGACGAGCTTACGCGCGCCGAATTCCTCGATGCCAAAGCCAAGCTGATCCGCCGCATTGAGGCTACCGCCAATGGCAAATGACAACTTTATTGACTTAATCCAGGGTACGCCAGAATGGCATCAGGCGCGCGCTGGGAGCCTGGGCGCTTCCCAGATCCACGAGGCCCTGGCCCGCACCAAAACCGGCTGGGGAGCCTCGCGCGCCAATCTGGAGGCCCTTCTGGTGATCGAGCGCATCACCGGGATGCCGGTCGAGACCTATACCAGTCCGGCCATGCAGTGGGGCAAGGAAACGGAATCCGAAGCCCTGGCCAATTACGAGTTCATCTCTGGCAATGAGGTCAAGTCGGTCGGGCTCGTTCGCCATCCGAGGATTCCCTTCACCCATGCCAGCCCAGACGGTCTCGTCGGCGGGTTGGGTCTGATCGAGGCGAAGTGTCCGAACAGCGCTACCCACATTCAAACCCTTCTCAGCGGCGAGATCGACGGGAAGTATCGCAAACAGATGCAGTGGCAAATGGCCTGCACCGGCAGGCAATGGTGTGATTTCGTCTCCTACGATCCGCGCCTGCCCGCCACCATGCGCTTCTGGATGCAGCGCTTCGAACGCGATGACAACATCATCAAGGTCATGGAGCACGAGATCGAGGCTTTCCTCGATGGCGTGGCCGAGATCGTCGTGACGCTCAAGGAGCGTTACGGATGATACCGCTCATCTACCTGGGCGACGGCAATTTTCAGACCGCCTCGCTCTATCACGCCAAACGGATGGATAAGCTGTATGGCAAGGGCGAAGTGATCGAGGTCGAAGAGATCTCCGACCGCTCGCGCGCCAGTCACAACCACTACTTCGCTCAGCTGACGGACTACTGGCAGACGCTGCCGGAATCCCTGGCCGAGGATTTTCCGTCGATGGACCACCTGCGCAAGTACTGCCTGATCAAAGCAGGCTATTGCACACAGCGCAAGATGCACTTCCGGACCAATGCTGAAGCCCTGGAGGCTGCAAGCTTCATTTCCGAATTAGACACTTACGTGATTTGTGAAGTGATCGGCACCCAGGTGACCATCTGGCGGGCCAACAGCCAGAGCATGCGAGCGATGAAAAAGACCGAATTCGAGAAGTCGAAACAAGACGTGCTTGAGGTCGCGCAAAAATTGTTGGCCGACCGGCGGCACTTGTAATAGTGTGGGCCACGTATGAGAACAGATCGCGCCGAATTCAGCAAAGAAACCCGTGAAGCCGCGTGGCAGCGCGCCGGGGGCAAATGCGAGATCTGCACCCAGGCTTTCGGGGGTCGTCGTCCAGAGTACGATCACAGAAGAGCGGCGGCCCTGGGCGGCGACAATTCGTTGCAGAACTGCCGCGTGCTGTGCCCCAAGTGTCATAAGGAGATCACCGATGCCCAGCGCGGCGGCATCGACAAGGCGAAGCGTATAGAGGAGAAGCGCGCCAACACAAGGCAGCCGAAATGGAAAGGCCGCATGAGCGGCGTGAAGGTCGTTATCAAAGGTTTTGGGAAAGGAAAAAACCCGTGACGAAACAAATGCGAATAGTGGCGCGAATTGCATCAGCACAAGTCTACGATGCCCTGCTGGTGCTCAAGAAGCTCGGTGGGAGGATCGATGAGATCGGGCCCATCGTTGATGCCGATGAGCGGCCCAGCAAGCCGAATGGCAAGTATAACAGGTACAAGATCAATCAACAGGAGTTCCTCAAGGCCATGGTCGAGAAGAACCCCGGAATCCTGTACCAGGATTTGCGCGAGCAGTGGACCAAAGCCGGTCTGCCGCCTGACAGCTTCTATGCGGGTGTCTCGCGCAGCAAGGGCAAAGGGCTCATTAAACACAAGGGTGATAAACTGTTTCCGGCGGGAGGTGCTAAGTGACCAAGGTCAAATTCTACAAATCATATAACTTTCGCACCAAAGATCCGGTGATCGATCAGGTCCGCACCATCATCCAGGATGAAGGCGTCACCTATCAGCAGGTCCATGAGAAATCTGGCGTCACAGTGACGACACTGCATAATTGGTTTCATGGCGAGACCCGGAAACCGCAATTTGCCACCATCATGGCGGTGGCGCGCGCCCTTGGTTATGACTTCCGGCTGGTGAAGGGCGTCAAGACCGTCACCAAAGTGCCGCTGAAACGAGAGGCGGTCGCAGCCGCGAAGGAGGCTACCGCATGACGGAGTATTCGCGCAAAAATTATCCACTGATGTATGGCGTTGATCTGACGCATCTCCAGGAGACCATTGCCCTGGCCAAGATCATCAAGCATCACATGTTGATAAAGAGGCATCTTCGCAGTGTCGGCTGGTCGAATTACGGCAAGATCTATGAGGCCTTGAACAAGGCTCAATCGGCCCGCCTGCAAATGGAAATGCAGACAGAGACCGCAATGCGCCTCTTCAAGGAGGAGGTGGCGCGGCAGAAGCAACAGCATGACGACGACTTCGCCGCCGCCAAGAAGGCCGTCGAGACCGCGAAGGAGGTCGTAACATGAAGGTCTGGGCGCTTATTCGCGTGAATGGCCGGGAGGGGTGGATTTACATTGATGACGCCCTGCGCCTGCGCGAGCGGACCCCCACTACGGTCTTCCTGGACCCCGCAACGAGGCGGCCGATGGTGGCGCACCGGACTCATAAAAGCCCCAGCGGTGGCAGCGAGAAACCCAACCGGGCGCATTTTGAGTACGCCAGGGTTCACCGGGGTTCGCCACGGTTCACAAAGTCCGCTGGTTGACTCATGACCGGCATCGGAGGATAACCGGAATCCAACCGGAATCCTTCCGGCGTCGGACGAAAAGGAAAAATAGCATGAAAAAGCAAAGAGAATATAAGATGGCCGATGGCACCTATGTGCCGCTGTTCGAGGCCGACTACGACACTTCCTTCCCGGTCTATCGATCTGATCGCCGCAAGGCCGTCCTGGGAGATCCGCGCAAGTGCATCGAGGCTCTGGGGCTGTGCCGGATGCACAAGGCCCTGGAGGCCTTCATTGGCACCGGCAAGGATGCTTATGTGGTGTTCTCCGCGTCAGCGAACCGGCCCTTCAAGCATGCCCTGCACTTCACGATTCCGGCCCAGGCAGCGAAGGTGCGCGATACCTTCGACAAGCGCGGGGCGCCGAAAACCCAGCATCTGACGCTGCGCGCGCCCACCAAGGGCCGGACCCTGGAGCATCGCAGCTTCCTGGGCAAGCGTCTGGCGGCCAAGATCAAGAATGGCGAGCATGTCGTGAAGCCGCGCGGCAAACTGAACACGCCACGGATCACCCGCATCGGGGCGCCGCACCGGCCGCATGCCCAGATCAGAAGTGTCAGCGTTTAGGCACAAAAAAGCCCGCCACCCGGCGGGCTTCTTCATTCTGGCCCCAGACCCGGCCGGGGATAGGAATTCGTGAAGTCGCAGCGCATCAGCAGCTTCACCAACTCGATGCGCTCCTCATGCCGGTACTCCTCCTGTTTGAGGAAAAACCACCCGCCGGTACCAATCATCATCATGTTCAGCAGCACGATGACGAGCAGGATAGGCTGGGTGCTGAGTGCGCCAATGGTATCTCGTGCCGACAAGCCGATCTGGGCAACTGCTCCAGGCGGTGTCTGCATGATAACCGGCGGTAGCGGTCGTTCGGGCTCATTCACTATTGATTGACGACCACTCGCACGGTGATGCCCGGCGGCGCTGTCGCCTCCACGTTCAGATAGACCACGACCTCCTTTGTCGGTGTTGGCGGCGGCGGTGGTGCTTCGGCGCCCGCCCAGCCAGCCAGGAATTCCGCATCCGACACATCGTAGGTGTTGAGATCGACCGGCGAATTCACGCCAGGAATCGAGCCCTTGTCGGTGTATTGCCAGAGCCAATATTTATCGACGCCCTCCGGCAGTGACGGCGTTCCACTCGTGTACTGGCACAGCCACAGGCGGCGCTTCGGCCGGTAGCCTTTGCCCGCCAGCTGATCCTTGAGAACATGTCCGGAATAGACGATGGGCGAACGTCCGGTGATGCTTTCAACCTCATCGAGGAAGGTCTTGAGATCCTGGGCCGGGACTTTCTCATCTTCGTGGTCCGCGACCAGGGCGGTGTGGTCATCGATGACACCCAGGGCATAGCCGGTATCGAGAAAAAACTTGGCCTGCTGCTTCACGTTACCGGGCCGCAGGAAGTGATAGACGCCCCAGGCGAGGCCCGCATCATCAGCGAGATAGCGCCGGGCCTGGACCTTGTTGTCCACGTAGGTTGCGCCTTCCGTCAACTTATGGATCACGCCGACGATTCCGGCCGCCGCCGTCGCCATCAGGTCGCTCGGAATGACGTTATGATGGGAAATATCAATAACTTTAGGGGTCGGGCTCATGATGGTAATGGCTCCGGTGTCGGCTCTTCGGTTTGTCGGGCGAAATACGAGGATTCCACGATAAAGGTCACCGTACCGGCCCGCGCCATGCCGGTCCTTTGGTCGGCCGCCGTCTGCGCCTCCTCGACCGTGTCGTATTCACCGACAAGGACGAGCGCATCGCCGGGTAACTCCGACGTGATCACGACATATTTGAGCATGTCAGCCTCCTATCAGCATCCCTTCCCCAGGCCGGGACAGGATGATCCAGTAGAACAGCAGCAGTGCCGTCACTATCCACACCAGGACGAACAGGCGCACGCCCATATCACGGCGCTGGCAATGGCGAATGAACGCCCAGCATCGGCAGGATCGTATTGAGCACCAGTACCACGGCAATGAGCACCGAGATGACGGTAATCGCCACCATGATCACGTTTTGGATTGTCGGGTCGAGCGGGATCGCGGAGACGATGTACCGCAATGCCCAGATGACAACGCCGAGAATTACGAGGTAGACGACGAGTAGGATAAGTGCAACAATCATGGAATCCTCCTATGCGTTGCGGCCTCTGCGATCAATCCAGCCGAGTGTGATAATGCCGAGACGGTTGGCGGCGCCGGTC